CAAATAGGATAAGTATAAACTTGGTAAACATGCCCTAAAACCTCACAAAATGACCCAGAATGAGAGAAAACACTTTCAACAATAATTTCTCCATCAAAGCATGAAAAACGCATTACAGGGGCAAATAACGTTTTAGGGTTTTGACGCCATAAAAAGGGGTGTTTGCAATGATGCAGGAGTTTGTCAACAGCGTAAAGCAGACCGCCAAAGAGATGATCAACGAAATCCATACGGCAGTCCCGGGGAAGATAGATTCCATCGACTATGACGAAGGGCTGGCAAACGTCCTTCCGATCATGAAGAGGAAGCTGAGGAACGGCGAGAAGATTGATTATCCGCTGATCACAGGCGTACCGATCGTTTTTCCGCAGGGATCATTACAGACGGCATCCATAACGTTCCCGGTGAAGCCCGGGGACTTCTGCCTTCTGATAATAGCCGAACAGGCATTGGATTTCTGGCAATACGAAATCGAAACAGAAACGGACCTGCCGTTTGACATTACGAACGCCATCTGCATCCCGGGGCTTTTTCAGAAAGCCACGAAAGACCTGCAGGAAGCAAACGAAAAGAATTCAATCATAGCCCGTGTAGGTGAAGTGACATTCAAGATCGAACCCGACGGGATCAAACTGAAAGGCGACTTGAACGTGGACGGCAAGATCATTGCAACCGGGGAGGTCAAATCCGGCAGCGTAAGCCTTGCCCAGCATGTACATACTGCCCCGGCAAACGGCGGGACAACAAGCGGCCCGAGATAGGAGGTGAACGAGGATGCTTGATATGCTTCTGAATGATGAAGGCGATCTTGACATAACCGATGACGGCGATATCAAGCTGGTTTACAGCATCCCGCAGGCCATCCTTGTACGGCTGAGGTGGATAGAAGATGAATGGAGACTTGGCCCCGAATTCGGATTCCCGTGGTTCTCACAGGTGTTGACCAAGAACCCGGATACATCCCTGATAGCACAGTCCATCCGGTCAACCATCATGGAGGTTGAAGGCGTCAGGGAAGCAAAGGTTGACCTTGTGGAATACAGCCCGAATAAAAGGACCGTGTCCTTCAGGTATCGGGTAAAGACCAATACGGAGGAGTTTGTGAAGGAGGTGGTTCTGGGTGTCTGAGTATGGGCTGACTTCAAAAGGCGTCAATATCAAACGCCTTGATGTAATACTCGAAGAGATGCAGAAGGAATTGAGCGAACGGTGGGGCGTGAATGTCATGCAGAACCAGAAGTCATTCCTCAACGTTCATCTGACAGACCTTGCCGACCACTTCGCAGAACTGTGGGAGTTCGGGCAGGACATATACAATTCACAGTATCCGCTCACTGCAGAGGGAATGTACCTTGACGGTGTAGGCCAGTTCGCCGGTATCTGGAGGGAAACAGACGCTCCGTCATACTACCATATCCTGTGTACCGGGAAGGAAGGTACCACGATTCCCGCTGATACGATCATTTCAACCGATACGAACCCGGCAACGTATTTCGAACCCACGAAGGCAAACACGATCAGCAGGACCTGCTTCAGCAAAGTCCTGATAAAGGTTGTATCCCTCGATGGAAACCCCTTGACTGTAGCTATCAATGGCAGGGTCTACTCCCACTCGCCGGCAGCCGGGGAGACGGAGGCTGAGGCGCTTTCAAGCCTGTCACTCCTGATCGGCAATGGATTCACAGCTTCGATAGAAAGCGGAACGGGATATCTCCTGATTGAGTCTGAGGAAGAAGTATCCATAAACGGCTTAACGCTGTCAGATAACCTGACGACTGAAACGGTTGGCTGCGTGTTCACCTTCGGCACTCAGGAAGACGGTGACATCTATCTGCCGGAGGGTGCGATCAACCAGATCAAGAAATCCGTTGTAGGACTGTATTCCGTCACGAATGTAGGCTCGTATATAGCAGGACGGCTTGAGGAAACGGATCCCGAATTCAGGGCGTCTTATGCAAAGAAGATCTTCTCGCATTCGTCGAGGATGGGCGACAGCATAAAGAGTGCAATCCTGTCAAACTGCCAGGGCGTATCTGCCGTGGCTGTATACGAGAATGTATCGAATACCGTTGATGAATACGGAAGATATCCGCACTCCGTCGAGGTGGTTGTGGACGGCGGCGATTCATCTGAAATAGCTGAACAGATCCTCGCCACAAAGGCCGGCGGCATAAACACGTACGGCTCGACCGAGGTTGACATCACGACGCTCGAAGAAGATACGATCACCATCCGGTTCAACAGACCGACGTACAAGAAGGTATGGTTCCATGTAGGTTTAAGCCTCATGCGGAACGCAAGCCTGCAGGAAGGGTATGCCGATACCATAAGGGGCATCATAACGGATGCTTTGGATGAGCTTGAATGCGGTGAGAACCTTAACCCGCAGAGCCTTTTCCTGAAAACGATATATCAGAAAATATCCGGGATTTCGTACATTGACATTTCGATGGGAGTTGGCGATTCCGAGCCTTCCGAGTACACGGAGCACATCATATATTCTGGAGTCCGGGAACGGGCCATTACCGACAACAGCATGATCGAGGTGGTTATCAATGGTTGATTTTGTCCAGAAGCTGATTGACGACCTTCCGCAGCAGTTCAAGGAGCGTGAACGGATCGAACAGCTCTACATGGTTATCGGGAAGCAGTTTCAGGATATCTACGAGTTCTATGAGCAGTTAAAGCGTCAACGGTTCATTGATACGGCTGAGGGCAAACAGCTTGACGGGATTGGCGAGATTGTCGTCATGGACAGGGAAGACGCCAGAAAACTCTTCGGGGTGGACAGGCCGATTACAGACAGTGAGTACAGGCAGATCCTTGTATACAAAACCATCATGAACTATGGCAACGCAACGTACAAGGACATCATGACCTGCCTGAAGCTCCTGCGGGGAGACCTTGGCGTCAGCTACACCGAGGACTACAGGAACCCGGCGACGATCATCTTTGAGCTGGATATCTCACAGGGCAACAGGATCATACATGACCTGCTGAGCACGCCCATTCCGAGGGCGGCAGGCGTAGGCATGCTCCTGCGGTCGAATGCCGGGGATGACATCAAGCTCGTGACAGGCGTTACGACGCAGAAGTACCTTGAAATTACGGCAACGATGGACAGGAACGATATAAACGGCATCGTGTTCTATGCGGACGAGCATGCGGCGATCCTCTCCGATCATGACGACATGCTTCTGGTGGAAGGAGATAATGAGGGGGATTAAAAAGTGAAACCAAGGATTACCAATCTGGGGCTTGCGGCTCAGCTGAACGCCATGGACGGGACTGGTATCAAGTTCAAGCGGCTCAAGCTCGGCAACGGCACGAAGCCTGCCAACTACCGGGCGCTGAATGACCTTCAGAACCCGCTCGTGAATGTCCCGTTTGACACCTACCGGGTGCTTGACCAGTATGTCCTGCTTCAGGGGACGTACAGTAATGCCGAACTGGAGAACGCATTTGAGTGGACTGAGGTAGGCATTTTCATCGTGGATCCCCTCGACGAAATGGGGGAGATCCTGTATGCGTACGGGCATGTAGGGCTGGAAGAGGAAGAAGAGACTGCTGCCACCATCCCAAAGATGGGCAAAGAGCTGTACGAGATCAAGCTGACATACAATGTCTTCATCGGCGAGGCCGGCGGTGAGATCACGATTGTGAACGAGTCCTTCCTGTATGCGAAGCAGGCGGATTTCCTTGCGCATGTCAATGACCACAACAACCCGCATGTCGTGACGAAGGCCCAAGTGGGCTTGGGGAATGTTGATAATGTCTCCACGAACAATGCGACGCCGACGATTGAGATGGCATCGACGCTCACGAACATCACGAACGGCGACACCATGAAGACGATCATGGGTAAGATCTCCAAGGCCCTCAATGACCTGATAGCGCATCTGAAGGACACGGTCAAGCACATCACGGCTGAGGAGAGGGCGGACTGGAACAGCAAGGCCGCAGGATACCACAAGCACAGCACGAACGACATCACGAGCGGTACGTTTTCAATCGCCCGTGGCGGTACGGGGGTCAGCACGGAAGCACAGTTACGTGATCTGATACGGAGCATGCTTGGCACGAACGGCGTTCTTGGCATTGCCAACGGCGGCACGGGGGTTAGTACGGAGGCGGAGCTTTCGGAACTCATAAAAAGCCTTCTCGGCACGGGTGGAGTCCTCGGTGTGGAGAACGGCGGTACAGGCGTAAGCTCATACCTTGAACTGGCAAAGAAACTGCCGTCCATGACAACGTACGTCACAGCAACGATGACGGCATCGTCATGGAGCAACAAGCAGTACAATTTTGAGTCGATATACAACAACGTGCATTACAACATCGAGGTATCGCTTGCACCGACGGCAACGGCGGCACAGCAGGAGGCGTTCTCGGCTGCAAGGATGGTTGGATCGAACAACACGAACATCGTGACGGCAACCGG